TTTTGTTACTGGGCCTATAAGCCCTCTGTATCTTCTTCAGAACCCCTCTTCTAGCTTTTTCGGCTGGTATCACTAGCCTTTCAAAGTCTAAGTGTTCTCTTAGTGCCTTTCCTACATTCCACCAATACTCATAAGGGAGGAGTCTTGACTCGACAGCTTGTCGTTTCTTTTCTCTTTCCTCTATTTCTTGTATGGTATATTCATCGAGGTCCTTCTTTTTTCTAAGGTTTGTTTTATGACCTTTCTTTGTAGTTCTTTCCTTAACAAGTTTGAAGAGTTCAGGGTTTCCTGTTACTCTCGCTTCGCTAAGCTCTTTAGCTTTTCCTTCTTTTAGGATTTGTGACATACAGTTCAGGTCTTCCCAGGATGGTGCATGGTATCGATCTATGATCGGTAGACCAAGCCCTCCAAACTCCGATGGAATATACCAGGGAACTCCCATATCTTTGTATTGCTTGTATACAACTCTATCTATGTAGATATTGAGTGCTTTACTAGCTACATCTTGTGGCAGTCCCTCTATAAGGGCTTCAGCGGCTCGTCCGACATTATTTTTGGATGCAAATAGTCTCTCGACTTTTGTCTCCATAATTGTCTTACCAATCTCTGTTCTCCCTTGTAATATTCCACTATTCAGTTTTGGGATCTTCTGAACGATTAGTTTTTTCCCCCATAGTCCTAGTTGGAATGTCGTGTTATTCATTTGGCACGCAAACTTTCCAGGTCTTGAGGATCCTAGTCTTGTTACTAATACTTTTCCTAGAGAAGGTTGGAACCCTACTACTTGAGAAGTCATCTTCCAATACTTATAGAGTCCCTCTCTGCCTACTAATAGGCCATCGTCACCATTTATTCTTAATATCTTGGCTGTTTCTTCTAGTGTCAGCGCTCGAGATAAATTCAACTCGAGTGCCCAATGACACACCATTAGGTTTATAATGCATAGGATTGGGAATGAAGTTATGCTTCCCATTAACTGTCCTCTCTTTTGAGTTGCCTTAAGTTCTTTGTACTGGATCTCGTGTCCTGTGAGGGATAGGAATAACATTCTTTCTTCTTCAGGATCGAACCCTCCGTACTGGATTAGGGCGTGAACTACTTCCTCTGAGGCCCACGAGAAAAGTAAATTCGTGGCCTGGGAATAGTCAATCGAGCATACCTCTGGATCATCTGTCGGTGCTTCAAGTTTCTCCAGCTCCTTTTCGGATATCACTTTTCCGATAAAGTCACAAATTCCGTGACTTCCTTCGTAAAGTGCATTCCAACAGGTCTGCTGAGTAATCTTGTTTG